AAGTCTGTTTAAGTGTATTAAAACTTTCAACTTGCCACGCCGATCCTTTTATCAAGTAAGATGGTCGGCATTTGTGGGGGTTTAATTCAACCCATTCCCCCACCCTTAAATCCCTTTCAATCGTTTTATTTGTTACTGCGGTCATGGTGTTAAACTCCTTTATTTAATAGATTCAATCAAAGCCGTCCCCAAAGCTTTAGCTAATAGCGGGGGAACTGCATTCCCGATAATCCGTTGGGCTAGAGATTTGGATTCTGGGAGGAGGTAGCTTTCAGGGAAACTCTGAAGAATCGCGCTAACTTCTGGGGTGATTTGTTTGGCGGTCAGATCCTCCAAATTCACCACGTCCGCCCAGTGGGTATGTCGTCCGGCTTGCATCGCTCGAATGGTCGGGCAAGGTTGATCCGGTGGTGTGGGATTAGCATTTTTAATGTTTGCTCCGGCCCTGGGCATCAAAACTAAGGGGGCGTGGCTGTTGACGTGATCTGTTGTGATAGTAAAGCTTGGCTCACTTCCGGCTTTTACTGTCGCTAACCGACTACAATTTTTATCCACGTCTACCAAACTAATTCCTGTTAGTTTGTCCTTAACTTGCTCTAATCGCTTAATTTGCCAGTCCGCTAATTTTGAATCAGGCAACGCGGTCAGATTGTAAGATATAGCTTCATACCATCCGATCCGGCGTTGAAACATTGGGAAGAATGGCAGCTTCAAACCTTCCCGAACTGCCCACAAAATCAAGCGGTTTCTGTTTTGTGGAACGCCGTAATCCGCCGCATTTAATACTTTCCAATGGAAGAAATAATTCAATCGTTGAAGACACCCCAGAATTTCTTTAAAGGATGTTGCTTTGACATAACCCGGAACATTTTCAAGAATGATCCACTTCGGACAAAGGGCTTCAATATAGGGGAGGCAAAATACCCCTGCATCCTTATCTTGATGATCCTCTAAATCGCCTCGACGGGCTTGTGAATATTGCTGACAAGGCGGCGACATCCACAACAGATCGACGGGTTCTAAAAGTCGGGGGTCAACTTGAGAAACACAAGCATTAATAATTTGGGATTCGGGTAAATTCAATTGGGCGGCGGCTGCGATTCCCTCATCTCGTTCGATTCCCCATAGGGAGTGAAAACCCGCCATTTCTAACCCAATATCTGCACCGCCACCGCCTGTGAACAATGTTGCTGAGGTAGGCATTATTTAGCCTCCCTTTCTTCTTTCAAAAGAGCTAAGAACCACTGCAAGCCATCTTCACAAATATTGAGGATACAAGTGGGATGATCCACAATGAATTTAATTAAATCGCTAGTGCGAATATAAGTGTGCTTTCCCTCGTTGTGGGTTTTGATTTTTCCGGTATTCACCCAACTTTTGACTTTGTGTCGAGAGAATCCTAGTCCTATTGAAATTGATTCAATAGTATACCAACCCATTTGAGGTTTCATGCTTTGTCCGAGCTTGTGTAATTGCTTCCGAATAGAGGGAATCGAACGCTTAACAAACCCATTGCTAACAGCCGCATTGTTGTAAGCTATTAATAATTTTGTCCGGGGTAAAGTTTCGGACAAAGCTACTAACAACTCAATCTCTTCGCTCGACCAATCACGCTTCGGGTTATCGGAGACTTTGACGTTTTTAATATTGTGATATTTCCCCTTGGTTGACGAAATGGGTCTTCCTAGTTTTTTAGCAATTTGACAAAATGCTAATCCCTCATTTCTTAGGATAAGCAGTCTTTCAATTTCTTTATCTGTCCAGGGTCTACCTCTACCTGTCATGATTAATTGTCCTCTCTTTGTATTTTCTAGTTGGCGTTTCTAATGCTTTTTTAAGTGACCATCCCCGTTGAAGTCTTTGAGCAAAATATTGGAGGGACATCGGGGGATTACACTTTTGGTAAATCCATTCGACGGTATGCTGTCTTCCCCTGAAATAATAGGTTTTAAAAATGGGATTAGGGGGGATGATTTTGTCTTTAATCTCCTGGATTCTTTCAGGTGATAAAGGGTTTGTTTCGTATCTCCCGTAAGTCAATGGCTTAATGATTTCAAACTTAAGAAGCCGTTTTATTCGGGTGTTTGCGTTTGCGATATTAAGCTTAAATTTGTCCCGCATTTCCTGAACTTTAAAGGAAGTTTTACCTTGTTTTTGTTGTTCGTAGAACCAATTGATAATACTTCCTAAATCTTCCCATCCAAGCTTGTCCATTAGTCGTCACTCCAAACAATTCCAATATCTCTGAGTTTTATGCGGTGACTTCTGATCGCATATTCATGTCCCCAATTCGGGAGAATTTCAGTTAAATATTGATCCATCGCCGACGCAGGGATTCGATATTTCATACACAAAGCTCCAAAGTCATTAAAGTTGAATTTTCCGGTTTCAGTTTTAACCTTGTTAACGTCCTGTTCAATTGTGTCCTTTAATTCTTCGTAAAGTCGCTTATATTTGGCGACGTAGGCTTTTCCTCTGAGTCCATAAAGCTGATGCTGTGGCATTTTAATCCTTGTTAATACTAAGAATTTCTGAGAGGGAATCGATTAAATCTTGACTAGGAAGAAGTCGATTGTTTTCAATTTTTGAGTATTGCTGCCAGGTAATTTCGATCCCTTTTTGTTGCAAGATTTCTACAATTTGCCTTTGAGAAAGTCTTGATTTTCGTCTGTGTTCTGTTATTGTTCTGCCAAAATCAGGCTGTAAAGTTTTGGTGTTCATTAATTAGATCTCGCTAAATTTTTGAACTGGGTGAACTGGTTATCAAATAAAAGTTTGACGGTTCCGGTGGGGCCGTTCCGGTGTTTGGCTAGAATGATTTCCGCAATCCCTCGATCTGAAGTGTCGGGATTATAGTAGTCATCTCGATAAATCATCATCACTAAATCCGCATCCTGCTCGACACTTCCCGATTCTCTCAAGTCTGATAATATTGGGCGCTTGTTAGTGCGTTGTTCAACGCTTCGACTTAATTGAGATAGTGCAATAACAGGTACGTCCAACTCTTTTGCCAACCCTTTTAACCCGCGTGTAATTCTTGATAATTCCTGCACCCGGTTATCGCTTCCTCCCTCCATTAATTGCAGGTAATCAATCAAAATTAATCCCAGTTTTCCACCATTTTCAATCTGTACTTTTTTGGCTTTTTTCTTTATTTCGCCAACACTGGGATTGCTTGAATCATCAATGTAAATTGGCAATTCAGCTAAGTTGCTAATAGCTTCGGTCAGAGGCTCCCACTCGGACTCTCGAATTTGACCTGAACGAATGCGGTTAGTTTCAATTTTTGCTTCACTCGATAACATCCGTTGAACTAATTGCCCGTTGGACATTTCTAAACTGAAGATTGCAACGGGCAATCTTTTTTTAGCGATCGCATATCCAAAATTCACCGCTAGACTGGACTTGCCCATTGACGGTCTTCCCGCCACGATTATCAAGTCCGAACGTTGGAAACCTCCTGTCATCGCATCCAAATCATAGAAGCCGCAGGGAATACCAGGGGGAATAGCTCCCGTACTCCGATCCTCAATCTCCTGAAAAGTGTCGATCAAGGTTTCGCCAATCGGGACTAAATCCTGTTCAGATCTGGCCTGAGAAATACTGGCTATTTGCTCCTCAGATTTCTGGAGAATCGTCTCTAAATCTTGGCTTGTATCTTCTGCCAGTTCAATAATTTTGTAAGCAGATTTAATTAAGTCTCTTCTGACTTGTTTGTCAGAAATCAATAACCCGTATTGATCGATATTGGTAGCGGAAACAGTACCGCCGATCAATTGAACTAATTTTAATTGTCCGCCCGCTTGCTCTAGCAATTTTTGATCCGCTAACCAAGAGGAAACGGTCATTAAATCGGTAGGTTTACCTTGAGAATGCAGGGCTAATCCTGCTTTGAAAATCATTTGGTGTTGTCTGAGAGAAAAGGATTCGGGTTGTAATGTTTCAGCCACCCGGCTAATAGCTTCTGGATCGAGAAGAATTCCCCCTAAAACCGCTTCTTCCGCTTCTATGTTTTGCAGGTTAATCATTTGTTAACGGCTCCGTTTAATGATTTTTTAATATGTGTGGCGATCAATTCGTTCAGAAGTGCTTTATTCTTGGCGGCTTGTTCGGGTGAAATCCCAACATCAACAATTACTTCTGGTTTGAATTCTTTTTGCTCCGATGGAGTTCCTCGCCCTAGCTCGACTAATTGCTGCGCTGATAGGTCGTGATTGCAGCCGTACTTAATCAGTGCCGCGTCAACGGCTCTCTCTAACTGGGTTTCTGTAAGGTTTTCCGAGAAGTAAACACACCACGCTTTGAGAGTTCGGGGGGACAAGTTTTGCAAAGTGACAAAGTGCGCTTGAAGATCCTGAATGTTTTGGGCCAGAAAGTTGATGTCCATTTTTAACCTGCCTTTTTGAGTTGTCTGGCTTCAATTTCCCTTTGAGCTTCTAAGGCCCAATCGGGGAGCGTGTTGGCTTGGGTTTGTGGTTTTTGTCGCTCAAGAAAGCGATCGCTAATTTCCATCAAATGCCGGCCGTAATTGGATAACAGGGTTCTCAGTCCCAGATTTCCTTGATTACGGAACCAGCCGAACTTGGTAGTTGGATCATTGATTTCTTTCAGAGCATTCTCTAAGCGGGTCAAAAATGCCTCTAAATCGCCCTGAAAGTTCTCAGAGGATAAAAGGCTATCCACCATCACTCTGATGTCCCTGTGGAGGTTATTAACGGGCAACCACGCGGCGGGTTTGTTGGATTGGTATACCGCCACAATCCGATCCTGATGTTCCTTTTTGTGAACACTAAAAATTGGTGTCGGCGCGGGGGAAGTCTGATCCTCGGAAGAAGACTTGATTTGTTCAGGTAAGTCCTGTTTTAAGTCTTGAGGAGGTTCAACTATCTTGCGGTTGCGGTCTTCCTCTCCTGTTGACTTTTCCCCTTCTTGAGAGAGAAGTCCGGTTCCCCCTTGGGGGGTAGGGGGGATCTTTTCTGAAGTTTTTTCTGAAGTCTTTTCTGAAATATCTATATAAGGATCGGTAAATTGGGATTCCCGATTTACAGAGATTGGGATTCCCGATTTACAGAGATCTGGATTCCCGATTTCCCGTAAATTGGGATTCCCGATTTCCCGTAATCCAACTTCTGATGGTTGATTTCTGGATTTTCGAGGGCGGAACCCCATCGATTTTTGACTTGGTTCGACACGAGAAACCAGGTTGTTTACCTTGTCGTGATTGCGGAAATAGAAAGTCAGACCCAATTGACGATCAAGGTAAGAGCAATAGTAGCCTTCCCCAAACTCTGATCCTTTAACCTTGGCTTCTTCGTATTGAGACTTAGAACTGTAACGGACTCCAATTTTGTCAAACGCCGTTCTAAACTCATCCTTGGAAAAAGCCAATTCTTCAACCCAACTGTCCCCATCTCTGTAGTCTTGATGTCCATTTTGAGGTGGCTCCAAAAACTTATAAAATCCTTCTGGATACTTGGCAAAACGATATTCAAGTTGCATCATAAGGATTGCTGAGACTACACTCCCTGTTTGTTGTCTCAGTCCAGGGATATAGGGTATTGCTTCTGTAAAAGCAGCTAGAATAGAGGGTTTCATGCTGCACCTCTT